ACTTGAAGGATATATCGATGAACTTGAAAATATCTTGCGTGAAATGGGTCTTATCAAAGACGCAACAAGCGAGGAGGCTCTTAGCAAGTTGCAACAAGGCATACAAGGCGTTACCGAAGATACCGCTGGTGCTATCGAGGCTTACATGAACATCGTAGCGCAAAGGGTATTCGAGCAAAACATGTACTTGCAAGAAATCCGCGACCATCTTAACAATTTCGACCTTGATGTGCAATTGGGTACTTTGTCACAAATGCTTTTGCAATTACAACAATCATACCAAGTGCAACAAAACATCGAGTCGATTTTGACAGGTGTGCTTAATCCAAGCGGACGCGCTATCGTCGTAGAACTTAACTCGTAAACACAATATGGCACAAGATTTATTCAATTATTATAAACACGCGCTTTCCAATGGTCTTTGTTCCGAATACAAAGGCCGTTGGAGGGCTTGCCATGACAACAAAGAACAATTGGTAAAGTTGGTTATGGCACAACAAAGTTTACCACATTTCATTCACTATTGCTATAACGGCATGGGTCTTAGTAAGGAATACATACAAGAAACATTTGGCGATTATATCAACGGAAACAAGGTCATAAACGATGCGGACGGGGTGGGTGGATATACTTATGAAATGTGGGTAGGTGTAAGTGATTTTTTTATAAAGCCACAAACTGACGTTTCTGCTTATATGTGGGCAAACAATATGACTCTACGCATAAATGAAACAAAATGTCCTACAATATACATTGGTTGTGGTTCTTATATCAAGATTTCGCCAGAAGGTTACAATTCTATACACATATACTTGTTTGATGATAGCAAGGTTGTGATTGATGATTGGGGTGATGAAACGACCAAAGTTGTCATTTACAGATATTCAACAGATGCGCAAGTTGAAATTAGCAAGTATTGCCTTGCCGATGTGAGAGTGTTTAACAAAGAGTTACGTTTATAAAAAAGGATAAAAGAATATGGCAAATAAATCAAGTGGGCGTTATTACGCTAAAAATACGGAAAGCGGTACTTTCGCGGATATTACCACGTTGTTTGACGGCGTGGCTGTTTTGAAAGTCGATGGTTTCAATGCAAAGGGAAAGCCAGTGAACGTCTATACGGCGCAATGGGTGAACAACCAAGCGGAGGATTTCTTGATTACGACATTGGACGGTAGCAACAATCCTGTTGTTATCCGCGAGAACACCGATATTGAAATAACGTTTATCGTGAAGCAAAAATACGCTTCATCTACGATTAACGTATTGACGCAACATGACGGCTTTGTAAACTACATGACCAATTCGGACGTGTGGATAAAATCCGCTTACATGGGAAACAAGTATGCGCATTGTGTTTGCTTAAAAGAATACAAGCCCACGGCGCAGAAACTTGGTAGAGGTAGCGATTCATACATGATGGGTACTATTACCTTGCATTGTCTTGACGCACCCACAACATAAGATTTCTCGGTTTAACATCTTTCTAAATTTCTTTTTGCGTAAAATTCAGATTCCAAACAAACAAAAGCAAAAAGAAAAGTGGCCACCGTCCGCGAAGATAGTGACCACTTAACATTTATGGCAATTTTAACAACAAAGATTTTACTTGCCGTTGAAGAACATTCTTTGATACCAAGGCAACCCACAAACATAGTCATAGTTTGCAATGGCAACGTCACGCTCGCCCCTAAGGTCTTGAATGTTCTTTTCGTTGTTGGCGATGCGCTTGGTTAGTTCGGCGATTTGCGATTGAAGGCCAGCAATCACACGGTCTTTTTCATCAACTGTAGCGTTAAGGCTTGCGATTTGTTCGGCTTTCTTTTCGTTCATTTCGTCGGCCTCTTCAAGGTCGTTCTGCAAAGACTTGACGTAAAGGGCATCGTTCTTGGCTTGTTTCTTGTAACGAGCGTTTGATGCCTTATAGCCACCTATTTGACATTTCAACGAGGCAATTTCCTTACCCATTTCCTCACCGCTTTGTTTGTAGGCGTTATTGTCCTTTTCAAGTTCGCCCAAACGTTTTTTTAACATGTTAATTTTTTCGAGCATAGTTACATCGTCACGAACTTGCTCTTGAATTGTTTTTTTTCTCTTTTTTCATAATTACGTAATTTTAAAAGTTTAATATTTTGGTTATATAACACTAAAAATCTGGTTTATTGTATTCATCAAGATTGGGTGTCGCGGTATCGTGCATTTGGCTTTCCTTAATCATCTTGTTTTCTTGTTTCACGTTATATCTTGGAAAACTATATAGGTTACATGTTTCTCCTATAAATGACACTCCTTCTTTTATTTCGCCATGCTCAATTGCATAAGGAAAAACTTCCCCTTTTACTTTAACAAGCATTCCTTTTGAAAAATGCTCTGAAATAAATTTTTTAAAATATGGTTTGTATATAACTTTAAATGTTACATACTTATCATCAACAATAGTTCCATCGTTTTTTTTATACCCTTTATGGTATTCATCAAGTATCAAAAACATGGAATCTGGACGATAAACTATCTGTGATATAAATCCAATACATTCAAAACTTGCCATAATCTTTTGTTTAAGCCACTTTTTAGCCGTTTTAAGCGCGTTTTACACGTTAGATAGACAACTTATCCACCGACATTCTAAAAACGTGCCTACGGGCTTTATTTTGATTGGTATTCAAAAATGATAATCATATCAATAAAATCCTTTGCTTTTTTCAAGTCTTCAAGCCCATTTTTATCTCTAAATCGCGTAATGTACTTTACAACCGAAAACTGGCAAGCATCAAGGCCGTTTTTCATCGCATATTCAATAGGGGTTATTGCAAGCCCTTGATAATGCGAACCTCCCGTTTGTTGCTTAAAAGCATCCTTCTCATTTTTCGTACCCATTATTCCATGTATAAATTAACATTGCAATATAAAGACCTATAACAATATACCACAAACAAATAAAAGCATAGTTCATTTTTTATTTCTTTTCGTATTGGAATAACAATCCTACAATGGCACGGCAAAGGTCGTATTGCGAAGTGTTTTTTGGCAATTTATCCCAATTGTGTGAAAGCCAATCGGCCAACTTATCCATACCGCCTAATTGAGAAAGTGGCGTTTCTTGAATGTCACAAGCCTTTAAAAGCATGAAACAATCATTTAGGTATTTGCCCGTTGAATAGGATTTGCCGTACATGTGCTTTACGACTACCCAAACGCCTTCTTCTAATCCTTTGTCAATGCACATGGACTGCGGTTCGTAAACGATTTTCTTTCCACGTTGCACCTTGCGATAAAGAACGTTGTCAAAGGGAGGCTCTGGCTCCCTATATGGCTCGTACCGTCCTTTTTCGTTCTTGATGTATAGTTTCGGCCTATCCATGTCAAAGACTTACTTTTCGTCCTTCTTCTTGCCGTTGCGCTTCTTGTTGCGCTTAACACCAACCTCGAATGCTTCGGCCTTGATGCCGTGACGCTTCGCAATATCCATGATGCCCTTGATGAAGCACTTTGCGAAGTCCGCACAATCCATGCACTCCTTATCGTCTGGGTCAAACTCGTGCTCGTGCTCGTCGTTTTTCTTGCTTGCAAGGTCAACGGCCTCACCGAGAAGCGTTGCGAAACGGTTTGCCGTTGCATCGTGCTTTGCAAGTACCATCGTGATAGCGTTAAGAACGGCGTTACCAAGTTTCTTTGCGCCAGCGTCAGCATCGTCGGCAAGCGAGTTGGTGATAATGGTTGCAAGCCCGTTGGCCACCGATTTCTCGTTGCCCGTAAACATCAAGCCGCCAGTGCTGACGTTCTTAGGTGCAAAGATAGCGAGAAGGGTGTCGTGCTTCTCCGCACAATGATTGAACACGTTTTCAAGTTCCTTGTAATTTTTCATCTTTGTCGTTTTCATAAATGTTTTGTTTTTAATAATTGAATAAACTAATTATTATTTGAAATTCGGTGCAAAGATAGTGCTAATTTTTGAATATTCCAAATTTCACACTATCTTTTAAGTTTTATTATGTTAATATATCAAAACGGGGCTGCATCGCCCGAAGGCGCACCAAATGGCAAATCATTATTATTATCATACGCGCCCGTATTGGCCATTTGCGGTGCTTGTGGCGGCATTTGCGGTTGTGATTGATATTGTTGGCCACCGTAACCATTATCAAAGGCCATAGTGCTTTGCGTAGGTTCTATTTCCCATCCGTATTGCACGTTTTCGTTTACGTCATTCTTGAAACGGCGGCTTTCGATTTCATATTGCATACCTACCATCAAATCGACGATACCATACATACGGTTCTTTGCTACCTCGATGACATTGCCGAAACCTTGGAAACGTTGTATTTCGCCTTGACCGAAAAATTCCGCACCAGCCCTAAAGAAGTCATTGTTGACACGGTGGCAAATAAATATATTATCCACAGCATTCATTAAATCACCGCTTCCGCTAATATCGTTCTTTCTAAGAAAACTCATTGTTTTTCTTGGATGGGCAACCAATATGATATGCGCTTGGTTTTTCTTTGCAAAGTCTTTTATCTGCAAAATCAACTCCTTTTGCTTGTTGTTTTTATCTCCCTCCAACAAGTCAATGTTAAGCGAGAAAAGATTATCCAACATGAAGATGCGACAACCAACTTTTAATAGTTCGTTCATGTCGTGGAATATTTCTTGCCATGTATTGCCGTATTCATTATTGAACAAAAAGAATTTTCCGTCAAGCCATTTGTCAATACGTTCTGACGTTGCATTGGGAACATAATATTTTCCGTCACCATAGTTTGATTGACGCAAATTATTCTTTCCTGCCGCAACCATTTGTACCCATGCTTTTAATATGTCAGGGCGCAATTCACCAGACCACAAAGCACATTTCCACCCTTGTTGAATAATGTTAAGCAATAGCGTGTTTAGCCATGACGATTTACCGCTACTATTAGAACCACTAAGCAAAGTAACCTCCGACATATTAAGCCCAACTATATTTCTATCCAATTCTACAAAACCAGTCTTAACACATTCTATTTGCGAAAGGTCAATTTTTTGTATATCGGACATACACAACCATTTCTTACCCAATTCTGGCAATTCCTCTTTTATATTGTATTTTGGTTGTGGAACGTATTGCCTTTGTTGATACATTGGTTGAGGTACGTAGATAGGTCTATCGTATGCATTAGGCTCGTAGAATAATCGAAAGTCCATCCAAGTTTTCCCCTTGCAGTGACTGTGCTGGCAATTAAATGTAATTTTCCCCTCTGTATCTTGGAAAAGCGCACTATCCCAGCTTTTGTGGTCGCTGTGTTGGTCTATCCAAGGGCACTTTTCTAAAGTAAACCTTATGCTACTTCCATGCTTTTCCTCTTTATAAACTATGCCGTGTTGATTTAGCCACGTTCTTAGGTCAAAAGGTGCACCACCATAATTTCCACGTCTTTGGTTTGGCAACACCTTTGGTTCTTCTTTTGGCAACAAGTCGGCAATCTTTTGGAAAAGGCTATCATCATTAGGTGAAAGGTCTTGTGGTACTTTGACTATCTTAGCCATGCGCCAACGCCTATCACCGCTATCTGAACCTTTTTTAGCCCATGTGCCAACAACTTTATCCACACGTGCCAAATTATAGACCTTCTCGTCGCACTCAATATGTTCATCACTAAACATTTTGCTAATTGACTGCAAGAAACGTTTAACCAATTCCGTATGCTCGTCATCTGCTGGCATATCGCAAAGTACGTAAAGATGATAACCAGAACCAGACAAAGTTATAATTGGTTCTTTGAAACCCTGTGCAATAAGATAGCGATATATATCAACGGCTTTAAGGTGTGCTTTCTCTAATTCCGCATCACTTGAACTTACGCCTGCAACCCTATTCGGGTCAAGGTCTATCATAACTTTTGTTCGCCTTGTAACTTGTCCGTCAGTTGTCGCATTCTTTGCTGACTTTACAAACTTGTCACGTTGCTCACGACTATATAGCGCATCATCTATCTTATTCAGCGTGTAGTACGCCTGCAAGTTACCATCATAAGGATTTGGGTTGTTAAGCAACGGGCGCAACTTTTCTATCATCACGTCCACCGACTTAAAGTAACCACTATATGTTGTCTTACCGAGCAAGCGGATTTCCACAAGGTTGTTATCACCAACGAATAGCGACCACCATTGCCTTATTTGTTGTTCGTCTATTTCGTACATAAACTAATCTTTTTTTGTCTTTTTGACCTATATTCCCATTTATAACCACCTGCTGTATGTCTATGTGGATTATCGCCAGCACACACTTTCCTTATAGATGATTCGTCTATTTGTAAGGCTCTTGCCGCTTCAACTATTGATTCGTATTCTCTAATAAACACGCCATCCTTAGTAAATTGTGCAACCTTTCTATATGTTAGATTGTTTCTGTCGTCAAAACCCCCATTTCTCCACCTCTTTTTTATTGCTCCGCTTTGGTGTCTTAAAGACAAAACATTATTTGCATTTTCTTTGTATGTGACCCAACGTAAGTTTTCTACTCTATTATCCAACTTATTTGTGTTGATATGGTCAACGCAAGGCTTATTTTCGGGGTTGGGAATAAACGTGTCCGCAATCAATCTATGTATGGGAATTGTTTTACCTTTTCCGTCTTTGAAAAGTGTTACGATATAATACCCACGCTTACTTTCTGCTGGTTTGAGCAATCTTAAACCATGCTTCTTTTTTCTTTCACCAAAGTTTGTAACTATTGGTAAACCACGCACATTACCAAGATTCGATACTTGATACAAACCCTCGTAGCCTACAACGTCTTTCCAAATTTCTTTTTCCATAATTCACCTATTCTTTAATTAAGCCTATCAAGTTAAAAAGTGGAAGGGGCGATAGGATTACCCCTTATCAAGCGGTGGCCAAACCGCCCTATCCACTTTGCAAAATTACAAATAATATTTCATAAAACCAAACATCTTATGTTATATTACGTTAATCAAATAATGTTTTTGTATCTTGTAATCTTTTGTTGGCTAAGTCGCAATACTCAGCCGAAATCTCGAAGCCGATGTAGTGGCGATTCAGCGCACGGGCGACCTTTGCCGTTGTGCCGCTGCCCATGAACGTGTCGAGCACGATGTCACCTTTGTTGCTCCATGAATTGATATGGTCTCGTACAAGTAATTCGGGAAATATGGCGGGATGCTCATGCGCTATTCTATCTTTTGTTGATGTCATATTGCCTGTGGCATACTTCCAAATATTGCCCTTTATCTTGTAGTCCTGAACAACATCTCGTCTATGCGTAGGTCGTAATGTGTTGTCCGACTCGCGGAATGTCCTTGCGCCTTTATCTACGCCAGCATTTAATGATGGAACCTTAATAGGATTGAACGTCTTTGGTGCTCCCTTTGACAATATGAACATATACTCGAACTGCTGCTCATATCGGTTGTGAGTGAGTGGCGGTTTGTCGCTTGCATATATCATCGTATCGTGCAAGTTGAAGCCTATCTCATGGAAGAATATCGCCTGCCGAAACGATGTGCAAGTCTCGCTCCCGTCTATCGTTGCGTCACCGACTACCCAAACGACCACACCACCATGCTTTGTCACTCGGTACAACTCTTTGGCGATGTTCTCGAAGTCGAAGCAATAGCCGTTGTACTTACGCAGGTTGTCATAAGGTGGCGATGTAACAGTCAAGTCCACGCTCTCGGCTTCCATTTGGCGCATCCCCTCCAGGCAGTCCATGTTGTATATTTTATCGAGTTCTATCATATCTTATCCCAAGTTTTTGTTTCACTATTCCAAGTGATAGTACCGCGTCCGTTGTTAAGAGTAATTGTTGCACCGTGAGGACGGTTATCGTCATTGTAGCCATCGGAAATGTGCCTTCCATCCCAAAAGCCGACATACATAAAACAATTATAGTATTCGTTCCACGACAACGCACCATCACATGTAGGCATGTAAACATTACTTACACTTTCTCCCTTACCTAACTTTGTCGGGTCATATACAACGTTATTCTTTGAAACAACAACGGATAGAAAGGTTTTGTCACGCAGGTAACGTTCAAAGTCCTGTTGGTACTGTAATTCACGTGTCTTTGTGTATATCTTTATATGTTGCAAAACGCTATCTTTTTCACTTTGCGTTAATTTGCCCCAGTATGGCTTTGCTTTACCTTTTTTCCCCTTTCTACGATAAGCAATCCAACAAGTTTCAAACAATTCGTCTGAACTTTTAGAAATAGATTTATCTATTTCATTTTTTATTATATTATTATCATTATTATTATGTCCTAAAGATTCTTTACTACCCCCATATAAAGATTCTTTAGTGGGTATAAAATCGAAATAAGTAGCACGATAAGAGTTAAACTTAACACCATTTATAACCTGCGTTTTCTTAGAGAGAAATCCCTTTTCTGTTAGACTACTTAAAGCCTTATCAACGGTTGGTAATGTTACATTCATCCATTCAGAAAGATAGTTTCTGCTTTCCATAAACCATGTTTGACCACCTTGTGTTGCGCCAAATATTATTGCATAGCATGTTAGTTCGTTACCAGACAGATTAAGTTCGCTCATCATCCATCCTTGTACTACATAAAAGTTTTCATTTCTCATAATTGTGACTGTTTTTATAAACCTAATAGGCGGTATTACTCGTTGCAGTCACTCAACTTTCATACCGCCCATTTCGGCAAAAATAGTTATAACTTTATATCTTTACGTTTTTGCGTCTATGTGACTGACAACGCATCAACGATTAAATTCTTTGTGCAAAGATAAGCAATTTATTTGGAATACGCAAATAAATTATGTTTTTTTAAACATCAATACGTTTTGGTGTACTTTTACAAGTTTTCCGCTTTTCATGTTGCCGCCAGCACGTAAGGCCGCGCTTGCTAACGATGTGGCCAAGATAGCATCATTATAGAACGTCATGCCGCTACAACGTTGCATAAGTTTCACGGTGTCCGCAACAAAGCCGTAGTATTCGCCTTTCTTGTTTCGCACCTCACCAACCACGACGATTGCCATGCCGCCAACCTTCAATAACTTACACGCCTTACGCATGATGCTTTCAAAGGTAAAGATGAAATCGTCATATTCCATATTCGATATATCGCCTTGCATATCCGAATACACCTCTAAGTCGGCATACGGTGGACAGGTGAAAACAAGGTCGAATTGCTTTTGCCAGTTTTGTTCGAGTACGATATTGGAATCACCAACATACCATTGGGGTAGGTTTTCCACGCCCAATATATCCAAGGCTTGCTCGCGGTTAGAATCGACTTGCTCTTGCCGTATGTCAATGCCCGAATAATGGTAGCCAAGATAATTAGCAACGATACCGCGAACCGAACCACCTGCAAAGGGGTCGAGGATAGAGCCACCATCGGGGCAAAACCAACGGTACATC